CACCTGAAAGACTTCTTCCCCTCAAAGCCATTGCATTTTCTGTTCCTTTCAACTCAATAGTTGATCCATTTATCAATTCAATCCGCAAATCTGTTTCGTTTTTGCTTTTTATCCAGATTTTAGGCACTAATCTCTTTAATTCTTTCCATGCAATGTCTTTTGCCATTCGATATGTCGGGGCACAGTAAAAATATGTCTCCCCTGGTCGATCAATCGCTCCACGAAGTAGTTCGATACAGGATAAATAGGATTTTCCGAATCTTCTGCCAGCTACGAGGACACGAAATCGTTTATCGCAGTTGAAAACCTGTCCCTGGGCATATCTTAAACTGATTTCTGGTGCGGTTTTTACAGGCATACACTAAAAAATAACAAATTTTTCAATTATTACCCCCTTTTTATAGCCTAAATTCATATTTCTAGGTTATCATTCAATTAATACCTTATCTGATTGAGTCCGTGGCTGAATCTTTTATGTCTGGTTTTATTCCAGAAGAACAGAAACAACAACAAGAAAAAAGAAAAAGACGTTCTAAGTTTGCTTGCAATACAAAAGAGCATATCCAAGCTAGAAGTCAAAGGTTATACTCTCGTCAACTTGAGGGTAAAACAACAAGACAGCTAGTTTTAGAACACGCAAAGATTGAAGGCATTGCAGAAACTTCTGCCTGGAGCGATTGGAGTCGAGTAAAGCAATGGAATAATGAAGATTGGGAGAAGGATAGAGAAAATATGCTTCCAAGACTTCAAGCAATGAGAGTCAGATTATTTAACAAAGCAGTTTCAAAAGGTCAATTGCAGACAGCAGCACAAATATTAGATTCACTAGGCAAAGTAATCGGAGAGTCAGTAGAGACAGTAAACATCCAGGCACCTCAACTATCTATAAAAGTAGAACAGCAGTAGTATAAATGTATCAGTAACAAAGATCTGAGATATATATTTAAGGTACCCGCAAGTCGATTTTAGCAAAAATAATTTGCAACCCTACCCCTCTAAGGCCTCTGTAAGGCTCTCTGATGCCATCATAACATCATTTAGGTACAATCATACCCGTAGCACCTAGCAGCCCACACAGCCGATCCTAGAGCTATATTTTTTAATTGTTACTATATGTAAACATGATGTCAGCATACAGCTTGACATAACACAAAAAGTGATGTTACTATTTATATAGTTAATATGCTATTTGGTTGGCTACGCTGCGTTAGATAAAGGGACTAAGGAAAAGAGTCCACGCAGACCCTAACTATCCACCGAGTCGATAATTTCTAAGCGGCACTTATTAATCTGCCCTCGACCCATAATCAACTTTCGAGTTGACCTTCCTTTTACTTCTAGGCTGTAGCACTCACGAAAATAACAGGAAGCAAAGGGGCTTAAGACTTCGGTCAAGTCTTCTTTCTCCCTCCACAGATTACTTCACGAACTAGCACAGCCTACAAGTAAAAGGTAATACTTTTACTTACTGTTCACTTATCCAAAAGTTAATTTTAAAATTATGACTTATGCGTATCAGGTAACACAATTCAACGGAATTGATTATTCTACTAAGTCTCCAAAATGGAACCTAGTAGCAGAGCGTAGAACACAGCAACAAGCTCTGGCTGTCTGTCAAACACTTAACCAGAGACAACCCTATTTTCATAGAGTTGAAGTTGTAAAGGCTGTTGAGCTTCCAAAGTTCAGCGTGCTTAAAGTTGCAAAGAATGATTCAGGAGCTATTACAATTCCTGCTTCATTCAAAGTAATTAAAAAAAGAAATTGGTTTTTATCAATTCTTGGGAGGTTCTTTTAATGTCTGAAACAGAATTTGATATTTATTTTGCAGGAATAGATTGGGGAGCAACCTTCGATCTATTCCCAAAAGTAGAAATCACTTATGACCCAGATTATCAGGAGTTAACCAAAAATGAAGATTAAACTAATTTCTTATTTTATTCTTTTTGGCTGTGTGATTTATTCAGGCTTTGGTATTTACCAGAGCTTGGATAATCTCACTCAAAATTATTACTCAACTTTACAACAATTAAACAAATGAGAATCAGATCACTAGGAGCAAATAAAACTCTGCTCACTCTAAAAAATGGCGTTCAGGTGTTTCTTTCATACGAAACACCAGTTGCAGCCCGTCTATTAAATTTTGATTATGTACGAACCAATCAAAAATGGAGTCGCACAACTTCAAAACATATTACCCAATGGTTAGAAGGTGTAAAAGCCCGAACTGTTGAGCAGTCATACTTAGACGAATTATTGGAGGTTTGAAGATGTTTTTTAAAAATGTTGATTTTTCAGATTATCCGTTGACAGATAAAGGCACGTTTGAAGCGTGCCTTGATGAGCTTAAGGGTTCATCTTATGAAATGTTAACCGATGATGAATTAAGAGTCTTAGCAGAATACAAAGCCGAAAAGTTTAAAAACTATATGAGGCCATTATTTGATAAGACCTTAATTACTGACAAAATTACTATAAAAATTGGGGAATAATTTCCCCTTTTTTTCCTATAAAAATTTTTCATTTATCCTGTAAAAATTATGACTTTATTGAATGGCCGAATGAATGGCAAAAAATCTTATGTAAAGCCTGAAGAACTTATTGTGAATGAGTTAATCAGGGCTTTAGAAGATGGCGTTCCAGTATGGAGAAAAGAATGGACTGTTAAGGGCGGCTTCAGGAATTTATTAACAGGGAAAAATTATCAGGGTTCAAATCCTGCATTGCTCTGTATATCTTCTGCGGTTAGAGGCTGGCATCTTCCGTTATTTATTGGAGGAGGTCAGGCCAAGTCGATTGGCTGCCTACCTAAAAAAGGGTCTAAATCTGCTCGAATCATGCAACCATTACAGAGGTCTTTTGAACTCAAAGAAAAAGACGAAAATGGGGAAGTTCAATTCGGCTCTTACATGAGTTACAAATGCGTTCCAGTATTTAACGTGGCTGATGTTCGAGGAGTTGATGAAGAGTCAGAGAAAAAGCTTCAGGAGCTAATTGATAAGGCTGTCTTAACTTCTGCTCCTAGACCTTTGGACGAAAGAGTAAAACAAGCTCATGATCGTTTATTCCAATGGGAGCATCAAGTTAAGGCTGTTATCAAAGGAGGTGATAGAGCATACTATCGACCAACAACTGATGAAATCGTTATTCCAAAAAGATACAACTTTAAGAATGACGAATCTTATTTAGCTACTTTCGCTCACGAATGTATTCACTCAACTATGAAAAGGCTTGATCGTAAGGATTTAACTTATGCTCAAGAAGAATTAGTTGCTGAACTTGGAGCTTATCTAGTTTGTAGTAGGTTAGAAATTTCTAATCTTGATACAAAAAACCACGCTGCCTATTTGGAAGCATGGTGTCCAATGCTGAAAAGCGATCCAAAGATCCTTTTCAAATCACTAGCTAATGCTAGTAAAGCTGCGGACATGGTAATTGGTGAGCAATAAGCTCACCTTTTACTTTTTATTCTTTATTTTTCTAAAAATTATGTATTTAGTAAAAACATTATCAGCGTGGACAACTTTTGAAGATCAGGTCTTAAACGATCAAGAATTAAAAGAATACAAAGCCTACGCTAAAGACCAACAATTATTACTAGAAATAGAGGAGCTTTAAATGAAAGAATACAAAGCAACCGATCCTGAAATGATTCAAGCTCAAAAAGACTTGGCTGAAATGTCAAATTTATCTGATCGTGTAATTACTAACGATCAAGATTTATTCGAGGAGTTAAGTACGATCCAAAGAAAATTATGTCAAATCTCTGAATTAAAATCCCATTTTCTTCAGAGATATGAGGACATACTTGATGAACAACACAACTTAGAGACTCAGTTATGCGTTTTTCAACATGAAATGTTGCATAGCTTCGAGCTAGTCTTTAGGTATTACAAAACAAAAAAGAAGGGCTTTAAATAGCCCTATCTTTTTCTAGCTTTAATTTACATCTTGTGAGTATAAGCGTTTCGTACAACTTACGATCAGATTTTAAACTCTTAGTTAACAAGTTATCCCACTCTACAGAGGATAATTTGTTTAAGTGATAAGGGTCAAAGCCCATTTCCTGAATTGAAAAGACGTAAGACTTAATGAGACTCATAATGATTGTGTTACTACATCATTAAATATAGCACAATGGATTGACATT